GCCGTTAAGTCACGTTTTGACCACCGAGTCATCACGATTATGATGGAACCACCTGGTTGTAGACGCTGACGAGGACCAGATGTATACCACTCGTACACTTTGTCGTACACCTCTGGGTTACTTTCCGCTAATGTCGCCTCTTGTTCCGAATGAGGGTCGTCAATAATGAGGACGTCCGCGCCTTTACCTGTAACAGCGCCACCCACACCAATAGCAAAATAATCTCCGCCACGGTTAGTTGCCCAGCGTCCGGCCGCCTTCGAATCAGACTGAAGGCCGACTCCAGGAAATATCGATTTGTAGACATCAGAATCCACCAAGTTACGTACTTTTCGGCCAAAGCCCACGGCCAGTTCTGCGGTATGGGAGGTCTGGATGACCTTTTTCTGTGGAAATTTACCCAAGAACCAAGCAGGTAGAAGATAACTCGCAAACTCAGATTTTGTATGACGAGGAGGCATATTAATAATAAGTCTCTTAATCTCACCCCTAGCCACCCTTTCGAACGCATGTGCCATGTCCTTGTGGTGTCGACCCCCAATGAATGTGGGCCACACTTTATTCACGAAGTCCATGAAGTTGTCTTGCGCGTTTTCTTTTGTTTTGAGATTCTCAAGCTCTGTGAGCTCTTCTAACAGCCGTGCCTTCTCTTCTTCACTTAGCAAGTGAATGACTTTATTAATGTCTTTCAAACTGACATTTAAGTCTTTAGCTATCGAATTAAGGATTGCCATTAGTGTCGTCTATCGCCTTCGGTTTCTCCGATACCGCCACGCCCAGCACATCATCTAGAACTTCCGCCGTTGGTGTGATGGGTTCCACGTCTATCACGTCTGTCTTTAGCAAACGTTTAATCTTCTCTTTAATCGCGGTTTCCAAGTCTTCACTGTTCTTATATTTAACAGTCACTTCACTGCGCTCTGTGAACAGGGCTATATCCGAATGTTTACCTAACAATTCGAGTGCCTTAAGCTCAAACCTAGGGTCACCACAGTTAGCTAGTTCTAATAACTTATTAGTTAATGCAGCTCGTACATCTGATACATCTGCTGCCAACCGTGCGCTATATGTACGAAGAAACTCACGTGCAGCAAATGCCGCCCCTGGGGTGGTTAGCGCTTTAGGGTCTTGATTCTTAACTGCTTTATCAATGAGGTTAGCTGCCGCTTGGGCATCTTCTGTGCTCATTTCTGGGGGTCCGCCCAAGGCCTCAAGCAAGTCTGCTGTGTTAGCAGCAATCGCTAAGTCTTCGGCAAAAGAAGAGGTGTCCGGCTTATCGTCGGAATATGGGACAGGCTTGTCCTTATCAGGTTCTATTTGAATACTCATGCAGGGCGAATCGGGTGCGCTCCAGTTGTTTGATGTGAGTATATACAGATTTTTAAAAAGTGCAAAACTTTTTGTGGGGTGGGGGTACTAATACTAGATTGTAAAAATGCGAAGTTTAACGTTTACAGGATATTTAGCGTCGCCGAGCCGACGTTCGTACTTTCCCCCCGTTTGCTCACTCTCACATAAGCAAAATTAGTTTATCAAAAATATACCCCCCGTGCATGGGACCCTAAATAAAAAGATAGGGGGTGGGTTCGCTTAACTGGGAAACTGGGAAATCTGTGGATATTCAAGTAGGGGTAGGGGGTTAAGTAGGCCGCGCTAAGCAAAAATGGTAACTTTGGTAACCCTGGTAACTTCGGTAACTTTTTTAAAGTTGTGTATCTAATGTGCAAATTAGTGAGTAATAGGCAGTAGGAGTCCCATTCTACAAATGTGGGGGGCGGGGTATCAGCTTTGCAAATCATATAACAATGTTATGGATAGGGGGTTAAATATTCTTTCCATCAATTTGTATTTTGTAAAACAATCTGACTATAATGACAGCGAGCGCCACAGATTACAGCGCTTTATAAAATGTAATCGGCGCTGATTCTAAGACACTAGATATATGCGCTGACCGCTTTGACCTAGGGGGTGACAGCTCTAGCGAGTGCGAAGTTAGATAGCGATATCTTGTTCTTATTCTTTCTTAACCCTTTAGGAGTTTTATCAATCATGGAAAATATCCATACAGTAGTAAGCCCAGTAGATTTAGAAGCCCAAATCACAGAAGCCCGCCATGCGGTCACCGATTCATTACGTGGCAGTTTCGGCGCACAGAAGCGTTATGCTTCACTGTTGAATCAGAAGTTTGAATTCAATTGGTTTGATGTTAAGCACACCGACATCACTGATGAGGGTAAGGCAGTGCGTAAAGAGAAAGAAGCTTTCTTCGGTGAGCTCAAGGCTATCAACCACTCTAACCCTAGCAAGATTTGGAAAGACGTTAGAGAGTATGGTAGAGCCGAGCGCTTCCCTCAAGAGAAGAAGCTCGATGCTGAAGGTAATGAGATTACCGAAGTAGAAGAAGGTAAGAGCGGTGCGAATCATAACCGCTCACCAATGCTTCGCAACGTGGAAGAATTGACAGCCTTGTGGAAGTTTAACAAGCGCCAAGAATCTATCCCTGATAACCTACAGAAAGCCACTGTGAAAATCGGTGAAGCTTTGCAGGCTTTGGGTGTGAATCTGTCAATGATTCAGTAATCACATGGGGGGCTGACAACCCCCCATTACTTTCTTAGGAGTAAGTATGAATCAAGGTTTAGTTTATTGGGAAGATAACGAGCTCTGTTTTTATTTGCCTTACTTTGATTGTGACAGAAAAGAGCGCTGGCATATTAAAAGAGCCGAGTATCACTTAGAGCAGTTAGAGCGCTTGTTTGAAATAAATCAAGCTTGCTGTCCTACAGAATTACATAGGGAGTTTTTTATATGAAATATCCAGTATCAATTTTTGATATACAAAAAGATTTAAAAGTTTGGGGCTTTTGGTTTGTTGTTTATCAGCATGGTTTTACCCCTCGCACACTATGGCTTATCTTTGTAGCTAAGCGCATGACACCCGCCTTCTAATCAAGCCCGCCATGTGCGGGCTTTTTTTATTTCCAAAATTATGGGCGCCGATTAACAATGTTATGACGTGCCCAAAGTGATAGTTCTCAGGGACGCGAAAGGTTGCACATTCTTTTGTCGCATCACGCAAGGGGAACATGATAGTTCTAAGGGACGCAAGACGCTAAAACATGAACCTAACAATGTTATACAGTTTTGAAATTTTTTGAATTTCTTTCCAAAAAACTTGATTAAGCCACTATTTTGTTATACAATTAAGTATAGTAAAAAATTGCAGTAAAGGCTTAGTTGGGTCGCCTGTTTAAAGCATCTAACAATGTTATATGGAGTTTTAATCAAAATGAATACATTAAATAACGAAGTGTTGAATGACGAAATCGCTATTGCTATGGATAGCGTAGTAGATAGCGTTAAAGGTTCTTATGGTTCACAGGTTCGCCTAGCTAGCTTGCTCAATCAGAAATACGAGTTCAATTGGTTTGATGTGAAACATACCGATACCTCAGACGAGGGCAAGCAAGTTCGCAAGGACAAGGAAACCTTGTTCACGAAACTCAAGGCGATTGACCATTCTAACCCTAGCAAGATATGGGCAGATGTTCGTAAGTATGCTCGCCTTGAGAGATACCCTGAGGTTAAAGAAGAGGGCGAAGTTCAAGAGGGCGAACAAGGCGAAAGTGGTGCGAACCACAATCGTAGCCCAATGTTGCGAACAGTTGAGGAATTGACTGCTTTGTATAAATTCCTAAAACGCCAAGAAAACCTAGACCCAAAACTCAATGGTGCATTGTTGCATATTGGCAAGGCTCTTGAGGAATGTGGCGTCAAGTTGAATATGATTCAATAAGACCTACTACGCTAGGGATAAGGGAGACCTGAGGGTCTCCCTTTTTTTGTCCTAATTTTTTATGACCTAACATTGTTATACAATGTTCAAATTGTAAGAGGGGGAAGTGATAGTTCTAGGGGACGCAAGACGCAAAAACTAATGTTAGAAATGTTTGTTGGGAATGCTTTGCAATTTTCTAACATTACGCCTAATAAAATCAAGGACTTACACCTAATGTTAGAAATGCAAAAACGAATTCTAACATTATAAAAACCTTTGTAATCATGAAGTTACAAGCGATTGTTATACAAAGTGAGAAAAACCCGAAAAATTGAGAGTGCAAGTTCTCAAAAGACCCCCTACACGCAGTGCAATCCCCCAAGCAAGAAAACTCTCAGGGGGGTATATAATTTTTCTAACATTATAACATTATAACAATACACCCTACACAATTGATTTTATTGACTTTCTATTGTTAGAATTACTTTTTACACTTTCTAACATTATAACAATACATTTCTCACTCTGTATAACATTGTTAGGATTATTGCCGTATACCCAAGTTCTGAAACCTCTCCGAAGAAAACTTGAACTGACTACTTTTATGTGTTACAATTAGGTATGTGAAAAAATAAAAATTTATGTGGGCTTTTTGTTTTCTTAATGTAGTTTCTCAGGAGTGTATAACAATGTTAGATAAAGTCTTAGTAGTCCTTGCTTTCATAGTCGCACCCATTTATTTCGTGGGTCATATTTTCTTTTACTTATTTAGGGGGTAATCATGGGCAGAGTAAAACATCAGATGATGGAAGAATCACAAGCACAAAATCGTTTCAACTTTCTTGACGAGCAAGAGTGCAATCGTATTGCGTATAACAATGTTAGGTCTGAGGAATCAACCACTCAACGCATTGCTAAAGCATGGGTAGCACACGCCACAATCAACAAGCTAAAACATAACACAGAAAAGCGTAGACAAGCCCAATACTATTTCGTATCAGGTGCAGTATCCATGCTTGACCGAGTGCCTATGTTGATTAGTTTGTGCCTTGCATCAGGTCGTGATTTAGAGTCAGTTATTCAGAGAGGCTAACAATGTTAGACAAAATAAAAATAGTAGCTGAGCAGAATGGCATTTACACACACGCCATTCGTTATGTCAGCGATGAGGACTGCCCTGTGAGTTTTCAAGTAGTTGCAACAGACGAGCTTGATGCTTTCATGCAGTGGACTGAATATATGTTAGGAGAGGTGAACCATGCTTTATCCCTTGCAGACAGAGGTTGATGACCACGAGTGTGGTTGTGGTGAGCTTATTGAAGAAGGGCGGTGGGACATTGGCTACCGAGTATGTCTTGGGTGCGGTGATTCCATAGCCAAGCAGAAGAAGTGGACTGTTGCTATTCCATATAGCAAGGGTGCATATCAGCTTATCCACGACCCGAAAGATTTATTTTTTACTAACCCGAAAAGGACAACATGACAGAGTATTACCGAGGGGAACGAGTGGCGGACTTACTGAAACGAATTGAGGAGTTGAAAGCTATCCTTGATGAGAACGCACACTTAGAACCTGACCCTCTTAGGATTGTTTCAGCATACGCAGACTTGGCAATTGCCAAGGCTAAATTTACGGCATTGAAAGGTGAGAAATGAACATAGATGTATTGATTACTTTGGTTGGTGGCTTTATCTTGGGCTACCTATTGGGAGTTAGGGTCACGAGGTATCGTGTCATAACATTGTTAGAACGCATGAAGAAGGAGTATTTCAATGGGTTATAGAAGTCAGGTTGCTTGTTGTATCAGCGTAGATGTAGAACGCAGAGAGATACCGAACCGCACAGATGTGAACGGCGAACCGAAGTATGAGTTTGTTTACGATAAGGACAAGTTCAAGCAGATGATTGGGTTCATCAAGCTCTCTAGGTTTTGGGAGTTGTGGCAAAACAGTTCAGACCAAGACGCAATTGGTTGGCGTAATGGCAGGTTCATTATGTATGGTGCTGATTGGAAATGGTATCCCGACTATGAAGATGTCAAAGAGTTTCACAAGATGTTCAATCAGTTGGGTGAGATTGAAGGAATCTCAGGATACTTTTTGCGAGTGGGCGAAGAGATGCGTGATGTGGAAGAAGAACAGTTTGGCGATGACCCATGCTATGACTACTTCCATGCGTTTTCCGCTATGGACTTTCAAGGTGAAGATTATTTAGGAAAGAGAGAAACAGATGATGAAGAACCGCAAGCACAAGATGCGATTGCAACGCAGTCTTAATGTTAGAAAAGTTAGACAAGCACAACGATTTGCACAATCTAACATTGTTAGGCGTAGCGTAGTAGTGGCAACAGATTAACACTAGCTCATGTAGCTCATTTAAAGAGAGGAAATTATGTTCGGATATAGTAGGAACTCAGGTATCTCATGGTTCAGAGATTATGGTGATGCACTGCACAAGTATGAAAGCACGACAGATATTCGTGGCAGAACCGAAGAACCAAAGCGACCACTAGGGCATCGCAAGAGTGTGGATATGTATTCCATCGTGAAGTTGGATAACGGCGACATTCAATGTGTGCTTTACCAAACGCCTGTGATTACTTTCCATACGGATAACACAGTAAGCATAAAAGATGGCAGTTGGGCTAGTCAGACTACGGCTAACTTCATACCTGAGGTGATGGGTGGTGATGTGTATGCACGAGTGTTCAACGCCAAGATATGCTTGACTGTTTGTGGTGATGATTACTTTCTACCTAGCGAGGGACTAAAGCTAAGCAAGACCGAGCAAGGCAATTGGCAAGTGGACAATCCACCTAACAATGTTATCCACCACATAAATCGTAAGGCATCGCAGTTAGCACTAGCCAAGTATGAGGATTTCTTTAACTATCTGGAACGCATGATGAAGTTGCGGTTTGATGGTGAGAGAGCAGTCTTTTGTGAGGAAGAGTATGTGCATACCTTCGGTGAGCTGAAAGATGGGACTAACTACATGGGTAGAAGTGATTGCGTGTTGAACACTGCCTATCAGGGAACGCACTTGGGTAAGTTCAAAGAATATATTACTGATACTTCAGAGGCTCAGCATATGAGCTACTACAAGGCTATGCTTACCCTAGTAAACACAGTGGCTTGGATTGATTGGCATTCGCAACAACGCCGAATGAAACGAGTGCATTGGGATAAAGCATTCAACGAGTTGAAGAATTTTATATGGGGTTTGCATCGTGACGAGGTGTTCAAGGAAGTGCCTGTCGCAAATGGCGTGGTCAAGCGAGATGCCTATGGGCGGTTCTTCAGCGGTGGTTGGAACACATACCATGCGAATAACATTGTTAGGTAGTTATGAAACCACTCAGAAGAATACTTGACTTTGTCAGTATTGTGTGTTACAATATAGTATATATTGATGATGGGAGTTTTTCATTACTTAAGTTATGAATCACATAACATTGTTATATGTAGTGCAGTAGTAGTAAGTATCTTAACCATACAGCAACAAGTTCTTAATATAAGGAAAAGCAAATGAGTGAATTAAATTTTGGTAAAACAATTACATTGAAACAAGCAAGTCAAATGATTCTTGCCACACCACAGAATCGCTACTTACTACAAGGCGAGCCTGGGATTGGCAAATCCTCTCTGCTTAAGACGCTATCCGCAAGTCTGCCTGACCATGAGGTGTCATATATTGATGTGCCTAACATGGACTTGGGCGATATTGCCATGCCTGTTATCAACCATGAAACCAAGACTACTGCCTACTACCCTAACACTAGATTCAAAGTGCATACGGGCAAACCTGTCATAACAATGTTAGATGAGTTCACGAAGGGTGCTGAGCCTGTGAAGAATATGTTGCACCCATTACTTGAGGTAGCGAACCCAAGACTAGGTGATGTATCAGTTCACCCTGAGTCAATTATCTTTCTGACAGGCAACCTAGGCACAGATGGAGTAGGCGATACCCTGAAAGCTCATAGCCGTAATCGTGTTATTCCACTAACCATAAGCAAGCCTGATGCAGACCAATGGATTGAGTGGGCTATCAATAACGACATAGCACCTGAGGTTATTGCGTGGGTCAAGCAGTTCCCCCATGCACTAGCAAGCTATACAGACCCAAGCCAAGCAGACAATCCGTATATCTACAACCCAAAGAAGATGCAGACCGCATTCGTATCGCCTCGTTCACTTGAGAGAGTATCTAACATTGTTAAGGTGCGTTCACAAATTGATACCGATACTTTGATATGTGCAATGACAGGAGCAGTGGGGGAGTCCGCATCACGAGATATGCAAGCATACATTGACTATGCAGACCAGCTACCTGTTTGGGAATCTGTAATCAAAGACCCTAAGAATGCGAAAGTTCCTGAGAGTGCAGGTGCTAGTGCGATTGTGGTATTCGGTGCGATTACTAAGATTGACAAGACAACCATTACTCCATTCATGACTTACTTGGAAAGGTTTGAACCTGAGTGGCAAGCGTGCTTTGCAATCAATGTGGCTAAGTCACCGACTAAGCAAGCGGTGGCATTCAGTTCCGCTAAGTTCGCTGATTGGGTTCAGAAGAATGAAGATTTACTTTAATAGTTAAAGGGATATAACAATGTTAGATACACCTAGCGTAGTAGTGAAAGACAAAGAAGAACGCCGCCTGAGCAAAGTTAAGATTGCCATTATGCGTAATCCTAAGTTTGCCTTGTGGTCAGGCTTGATGACTGTGGGTAAGACGAGAGTTGATGACAATGTTCCGACCGCTTGCACTAATGGGCGTGACGAGATTTATGGGCGTGAGTTTATTAAATCGCTTGACGACAAAGAGCTTGCCTTTGTTGTGCTACATGAAACATTGCACAAAGCGTATCGCCACTTGTTCACATGGAAGAAGTTGCATGATGAGAATCATCAGATTGCGAACATGGCTTGCGACTATGTTATTAACTTGCAGTTGCTAGACATGGATAAAGAGCAGTCAGTAATCGCCATGCCTACTCGTGCAGGTAAGGCAATAGGTCTAGTTGATGAACGCTTCCGCGGGTTCAACACTAAGCAAGTGTTTGATATTCTCAAGGAAGAAGAACCCGATGGTGGCTATGGTGGGGGTGATGGGTTTGACGAACACGATTGGGAAGGTGCGAAAGAACTCAACGAAGAAGATAAGAAAGCTCTTGAGAAAGAAGTTGACCAAGCCCTACGCCAAGGTGTTATTAACCATAACAAGATAGCAGGTAAGGGTGCAGGTGGTATGAATCGTGAGTTAGGTGATTTGCTTGAACCCAAGGTAGATTGGCGTGAGATGTTGCGTGAGTTTGTGAAGGCTACTTGTAGTGCGAAAGATGCAAGCTCATGGCGTAGGGTTAATCGCAGATACCTGTCAGGTGATACCTATATGCCTAGCTTAATAGGTGAAAGAGTTGGGCATCTGGTGATTGGTATTGATACGAGTGGCTCTATCGGTAATGCGGAACTCAACGAGTTTCTAACCGAGGTCAAGGGTATTGCGAATGAGGTTCACCCTGAGAAAGTGGACTTGATGTATTGGGATACTGAAGTAGCAGGACACGAGGAGTATGGATACCACGAGGTAGATAACATTGTTAGCTCTACTAAACCTAGAGGTGGTGGTGGAACAGACCCTACTTGCATGATTGCATACATGAAGGAGAAGAACATCAAGCCTGAGGCAATCATCATGTTGACCGATGGTTGTATTGGTCATTGGGGTGACGAGTGGGAATCTCCAATCTTGTGGACTATCTGTGGACAGTGGGGGAAGAATACCTATGCACCTATTGGCAAGACTATTCACATTGGTGACTAAGGAGAAATATATGAAAGCAAAGATACAGATTGGCTACAAGACCTATGTGGTTGACCATGATAAGGCTATTCAGATACTAACAATGTTAGATGAGGCTGAGTGCTACGACAGTCAATACCACAAAGATGTGGGTGATGGTAAGGGTTCATACACTACGCATTATGTGTATGCACAAGAAGATATTAAGACGCATAGCTTGGAGTTTATACCTGACAAGCTATATGCAATGTGGAAATTAGCAGGTAAACCAACGAAGGAGTAACGATATGGCTGAACTAACAATGAAACCATGCAATTTGACAAGGGAAGAATGGGATTTTTTATTGGTGGTATTCCAAGACTATGTAGATAACTTAGATTCTTCTGAATCCACAGTTGAGATGCTTAAGGAAATACACCAAAAGCTATTTTTTATGGACTATTTAATCCAACAAGGGGAGTAATCATGAGTATATCAAGTAGTGCAGTATTGGCAGAGTTGAACATTAGTGTTTGGACTGCTAACAAGTTAGACCGAGGTGCGACTGATGCGGTGCTTAGCAATGCGAGTGCTAGTAAAGATTCGGCACAGGTTCGCAAGAACTTAATGGCAGGAACTGACAAGCGTAAAAAGATAGCTGACTACGCTGCTAGGGCTAGGCTCTACCACAACCAGACTACTTTGCCTTGGTCAGATAAGGGTAGCAGACTACTACCAACGAGTTTGTTCATGGAGTATAAGCAGAACATGAACACAATCAAAGGCAACATGAACGCCATGATTGAGGATTTCTATACGAACTACGAGAACTTAGTTGAGCAAGCTAAGTTTCACCTAGGCGATTTGTTCAACGCTGAAGATTATCCTAGCCTTGACGAGTTGCAAGGTAAGTTTGGTTTCCGCTTGGTGTTTAGTCCATTGCCTGAGTCAAATGATTTCCGCTTAGACATACCGAAGAATGACTTAGATGAAATGGCTAAGGACTATGAGCTAGCTTATAAAGATAGATTGGCTGATGCTATGCGTGAGCCTTGGGATAAGTTGCACAAGTGCTTAGGTCATATCTCTGAGAAGTTAACGGCAGAGGTAGGTGTTGATGGTCAGGAAATTCCTAAGCGGTATCACGATACCCTTATCACCAATGCCACAGAGTTGTGCGGTTTATTGACGCACTTGAATATCACCAAAGACCCTAAGTTGGAAGAGGCACGCCGTTCACTTGAGCTAACAATGTTAGGTGTTGACATTGATGATATTAAAGAACACGCAAGTGTGCGTAATGATGTTAAGTCTAAGGTTGATGAAATCTTAGGTAAGTTTGATTGGTAAGGAGATGAGTATGTTGCAATTGGAAAATGTAGAGTTCCCAAAAGAAACCGATAAGAATGGTATAGAAGTTGTAGCCACTATGGATACTTACTTAGCACCATTAGTTGAAAAGCTGGCGTTAGCACACCCTGAGTGGCAGTTCAAGTCGCATCACTGCCGTAAGTTCTACGGCACTCATACATCAGGCGCAGACTTTGCTATGGTGATTGAACGAGTTAAGGTCATGGATAAATACGAAGAGCTGGGCTTGCTCGGCACTGACTACACAAGTAAGGGTAAGAGGTTTTATGTAAGCAATCACCGAACCGAAAAGATGCGTGAACGAGGTTCGGGTATGAAAACTATTCACCTTGATAAAGCGTGTAAGCACGTGGATAAATACTTTGGTCGCATGAATCATGGCGAGAAGATTGAGCAAGCGTCACTAGAAACTAAAGATGCGACATATCGTGTGATGCAAGATTCTTGGTATCCGATGCGAAATGCTTGGCAAGCGGTAGAAGAAGTAGCTAAGAACTTTGTGGTTGATAACTTAGATGCGTTTAAAAGTTATATGCAGACCAATAGTAATACTAATGCTACGCAGATAGAAGCAGTAGATAAGTTCCCATCGCTATTGGCAGAGCATACAGGTATGCAAGCTATACATAGTAGTGTAGAAAAAAATCAACACATACTTGTTTTATTAGATGGAATGAATTATATTGTCAAACACAACAATCAGGTGGAAGTTAAAACTAGTGAGGAGTTGCCTGATTTTGTGCGAAGAGGAGTGGGTATGCTTAAGCTAGTAGAAGTAAAGCACGCTATCACCAACATTGGTGTTAGGGTAGATGAAACTACATTTGCTTTGATACCACCTAACAATGTTAGTTAATAAGGAGTTAACATGAAACAATTTTTTAAAGTAGTCAAGCAAGCCCTTGAAAAGGCTAAGCCTAAACCTGCTATGGCGTTAGACAAAGATTCAAAGTTTGTCTATCAGAGTGGTGCTGATGTGCAGAAAACATGGCGTAAGTATGGTTGGATACCACCAACAGAATATCGTGAGGACTACGAGTTTGCAAAGAATAGGGGGGTTTCAAATGACTGATACCCCTAATAAGAAAGGCAGAGGATTAGGTAAAAAGCCTTCAATGCAGTATGTGGCGGTTAGGGTTAGTAGAGAAGTCTATGACTTTTATAACTCGTTTCCGTCACGCAGTAAAGCCATGCGAATGGCGTTAGAAAAATTTGTTAACGAAGAAAAGGAAAAGCAAAATGAAACAAACTAAAACACAAAAAGTAATGAAGTATATAGCTAAGCACCCTAGTGCTAAGGCTAGTGAAGTAGCTAAAGCCACAGGCGTAGCCGTATCTCTTGTATACGCTATTATCAGCAGGGCTAAGAAGGGCGGTAAGTTAAACCCTCTACCGCTTACAGGCATCACACCTAGCCAAGCTAAAGACTTAGCTTTCCAAATAAGCCAAGGTCGTAGCAAGATGCGTGGTCGCCCACCTCGTATGAGAACTATTGCTGAGTTTGTTAGTGATACTCCAATAGCCACACGCATGGCAACGGCAGCCGATAACGTGAACCACCCTTCGCACTACAAGACAGGTGGTATTGAAACGATTGATTTCATTGAGGCGAAAGGCTTGAGCTATCACTTGGGTAACGTAGTTAAATACATTACTCGTGCTGAACACAAAGGCAATCGCAAGGAAGACTTACTCAAGGCTCAGTGGTATTTGAACCGAGCTATTGAGAAACTGTAATACAGAGAAGGGGGATTGATACACTGACTGCTGAGTTGCCTTGTAGGTGTAAAGGTAATCGGTGTCACTAGTTGACCCCTTCCCCTTAACAGGGTTTATTTCTCAGCTAGTGAACTCATAGTCCGAGGGTGGCGGATAACCTACATATCCACCCACTTCCCATACACATAACAATGTTATGTCGTGTCTAAAAAATAAATCATAAAAACCCCTTGACAAAGTCCAAGACCCTTGTATTATTAGGGCATGGCACTCACACCCGAAAAGAAAGTTAAGAACAAATGCGTTACGCTAATCAAAGCGTTTAACGTGTATTATTTCTTTCCTTCAATGAACGGCTTTGGTCGTAGCGGTGTGCCTGACATTATCTGTTGTGCTAACGGAGTATTCCTAGGCGTTGAATGCAAGGCTGGCGATAACAAGCCAACCGAGTTGCAATTGCTTGAGATGAAAAAAATCCGAGACGCTGGTGGTAAGACGCTTGTGGTTAATGAGGAAAACATAAGCGAACTTGAAGAGTTACTAAAGGAGCTAACGAATGAGAACCGAGGACATGAACAAGGGCGTGCAGATATTACTTGAACGAATCAAGAGCAACCCCGAAGAATTTACACCTGACATAGTAGGTAGGTATCCTGAGAAGTGGCGTGCTGTCTTGCAACAGGTAGAGGGTCGTGCCAACGATAAAGCCTGTAGATATTTAGACTTTCTTTCTGACGCAGAGATTGCTGAAGTATGGCGTGCCATACAAGACGTAAGGGGAGACCAATTCACCAAGCAAGTTATGGACACGCTACTGCGTGATGGGGAACTATCACTCACTTCTGACCTTGGGCTTGGCGAAACGTCAAATTTAGAAAAGTTGCTTGAGGCAAAAGCAAAAGCTGAAGTAAATAAAGCAAAAACCATGCAAAGAATGGCACTACTAAATCGTATCGCAGGTGCTAAGTGAAAGTAATTGGCTTAGACTTTGAGACCTACTACTCAAAGACCTTCTCGCTGACCAAGCTGACAACGGAAGAATATATCCGTTCACCTGAGTTTGAGACGATTGGCGTATGCGTGCAAGTGCAAGGCGAACACCCTGTGTTCTTTAGCGGTACTAAGAAAGACACAAAAGCTTTCCTTGATTCATACGAGCTTGATAAGCACATGGTCGTTGCCCACAACGCTATGTTTGATATGGCTATCTTGAATTGGCAGTTTGATATTCGCCCTAGGGCTATTGTCGATACGCTGTCTATGGCTCGTGCAATACATGGAACAGAAGTTGGCGGTAGCTTGGCTAAGTTGGCTGACCACTATGGCATCGGTCAAAAGGGTGACGAAGTATTTAAGATGGAAGGCAAGCGTCGTCTAGATATATCACCCGCTGATATGGATAGGTATGGTGACTACTGTATCAATGACGTGGTGCTGACCTTAGCCCTATTTGAAAAGATGGTTGCGAACTTCCCGATGGCGGAGTTGAAGTTGATTGACCTGACCATTCGTATGTTCAGCGAACCTACGCTTACATTAGATGCTCAAGTGCTACGTGACCACCTTGATGAGATTCGGTTCAAGAAGCAAACGCTATTGAAGACAGGGTTGAACAAAGAAGACCTCATGAGTAACGACAAGTTCGCAGGGTTGCTTGAAGCGTATGGTGTTAAGCCACCACGCAAGGTTAGCCCAACAACAGGTAAAGAAACATGGGCATTCGCTAAGACCGATGAAGGGTTCAAAGCACTCCTTGAGCATGAGAACGAAGATGTGCAGTTACTTGCAAGTGCAAGACTTGGTATCAAATCTACGATTGAAGAGACACGCACCGAACGCTTTATTGACATAGCTGACCGTGGCTTATTACCCATACCCCTACGCTACTATGCAGCTCATACAGGGCGTTGGGGCGGTGACGACAAGGTAAACCTACAAAACCTACCTCGTGGCTCAAAGCTTAAGTATGCAATCAAAGCTCCGAGTGGATACGTGGTTATCGATAGCGATTCGTCTCAGATTGAGGCTCGCACATTGGCGTGGTTGGCTGAACAGAACGACTTGGTTGATGCGTTTGAGAAAGGCGAAGATGTATACAAAATCATGGCGTCTTCTATCTATAACAAGGACATTACACAAATCACAAAGGATGAACGTTTTGTCGGTAAAACGACAATCTTGGGGAGTGGCTACGGCATGGGGGGAAAGAAATTCCAAGCGCAACTCAAGAACTTCAATGTGGATATTGCAGAGGAAGAGGCTAGCCGTATCGTCTCGGTTTACAGGGAGACCTACGAGTGGATACCTGTGTTATGGCAGAAAGCGCATAAGTCATTAGATGCAATCTTGAATGACCAAGCGATGGACTTGGGTCGTGGCGGTGTGCTGAAGGTCGAGGGTAAGAAAGGCATACGCCTACCGAATGGGCTGTACATCAAGTATCCAAACTTGCGCCAGGTAGAAAATGAGCAAGGCAAACTAGAGTATGTGTATGACACCAAGAAGGGCAAAGCTACCATACCTAACCGAATCTACGGCGGTAAGGTTGTGGAGAACGTCTGCCAAGCACTAGCCCGAATCATCATCGGCTATCAGATGCTCATCATCGCTAAGAAGTACAAGGTCGTAATGACTGTGCATGATGCTATCGCAGTGGTTGTACCTGAGGCTGAGAAAGAAACGGCTCAGGAGTTTGTTGAGATGTGCATGAGGTTGCGCCCTGATTGGGCGTTGGAGTTACCACTTAATTGTGAATCAGGAGTAGGAGCTAGCTATGGAGATTGTTAAATGAGACAAGAGTTTGAAGATTTTATGGTACGAAGAGGCGTATCTACTTTTACTAAAGCATCTAAGCATAAGTACAAAAGTGCGAAGCTACAAGAGCTATGGGAAGCATGGCAGAACGGCTGGCAGTTTGCCGTGTACGCCCAGCGTATGATGGATGAAAAAGAAATAAACACCCTTAGAGCCAACATAGCCCTAGCGATGACTGTGCTAGAGAACAAGCGTAAACCATGAGACAGCTAAGAAGCCAATATAAAACCGTGTGGTATCAGATACTAGACGAGAACGGCAACAGGGTCAGGCGGTTTCAAACACACGAAGAGGCTGAACACTTTGCTGAAGAGTGGGAAAGCATAGAGAAAGTAACTGTAATAAGAGAGGCATACGTGCCCGAAGAAGCACCGTTTTAAGGAGAAGATGATGGATGAAACTACTAAAGACTACAAGGCTTGGCTTACCAAGCTAAGAAACTTTTTGATTGTATTGCTCGTTGGCTTTGCCCTCGGCAGTATGGTGGCTAACGCTACGTTTACTTATCACTTACAACAGGACTGTGACACCATGAAGCAGTTTCGCATCGGCAAGTTAGCTTATACCTGCATGGTGAAGTAATGGAATGGGTTATAGTCGTGTGCCTTGTAGTTATTGTTTACAGGCTTGAGTGCATCTTGAAGGAGCTAAAGAAATGAGAAAGGTAAGCATACGGACAGTTGAAGGTGATATTCGATTGGCACGTAGCGTTGCTAATGGAACAACCAAGTTTCCTTTTCTTGGCTACTGCGCAGACCAGATGGCAAGAATGCTTGAAGAGATTAAAGAGTCAAGAAAGAAGAAAGAGTGGCAATACCTAACAGACGATGAGATTAAAGAAATCGTTGGTAGTTATGGTAACGAAGGCGGTATCGGTGGCTATACCCGTGAATTGTTTAACAAAATAGAAGCGAAGATAAGGGAAAAAAATGTTTAGACCACAAGGTAACGGCGGTAAAGGTGATGTTCCAAGACCTATTCAAGACCGTGAAAAGTTTGAATCAAATTGGGACAGTATATTTAAAAAGAAAGAAAAAAATGGAAACGAAGTTTTGCCCGTCATGCCAGCAGACGAGGGACAAGGAAGGATTCAAACTGGTAGCGACATCAAGCAAGAATCATAAGCGTTGGAAGTGCGCAGTATGTTTGGAAAAGAAATCAGAAACAATTTACAGAAGTATTAAAAATGACCCCGCAAGAACAACAGAGAGAACAACGTGAACAACGAGAACGAAAAGACCGAGAGCAAAACGATTGACAGAGAACAAGTTGTTCTTTGGGCATACGAAGCAGGCTTCCCTAGCAATTATGTGCGGGGTGAAGTAGCACGCTTTGAAACACTAGTTAACTTAGTTAAGAAATACATAGAAAGGGATTACAAATGAGCATTGAAACAGTAACAATTAACAAAAACAAACCAAGCCTGATGATTGCAACACCTATGTACGGCGGTATGTGTACAGGGCAGTTCATGGTTGGCGTATTACAGACTATTAATAAAATGCAATCTGTAGGCGTACAAGTCTACTTCGTGCAGATGGGTAACGAGTCATTGATTACACGGGCACGTAATGAGCTTACCCGTATCTTCTTAGAGCAAAAGATGGATTACTTAATGTTCATTGATGCTGACATTGGCTTTGATGGTAATGCGGTTGCTCAGCTAATGGCGGCGGATAAAGACATTGTGTGCGGTATCTACCCTAAGAAAGAAGTTGATTGGGTTGCGGTTGAGAAGGCAGTTGCATCAGGCAAGACCACAGGACTTAAAGATTACTCAGGTGCTTTTGTATTGAACTTTGCACATGAGTTAGGTCAAGAGCTACACACAGATGAATCAGGTTGTATTGAAGTGCGTCATGGCGGTACAGGCTTTATGCTGATTAAAAAAGAAGTATTCCATAAGCTAGCCGACAAAGTTCCTACGTACAGACCAAGTACAGTTAAAGATGCTAACGGTAACTACCTCAAGCCCGAAGTAAAAGAGTTCTTCGCTACAAGTATTGACGACTCAGGTTGCTTGTTATCTGAGGACTACCACTTCTGCGAGTTGCATCGTAAGCACGGTGGCAAGATTCACGTAAATCCATTCATTAAGCTAGAGCACGTAGGCACATACGTATATGGTGGTGACATCATTAAAGCGGGCGGTAACCTCAAATGAGCCTACCCGAAATTCACTTAGCCACAGACGGAGATTTGAACTATGCTCTTTTTAAGCATAACGATATTGTTAGTAACGCTGTACGTAGTGGTGGCTACGAGAAAGAACTACAAGAACTCTCGACCAAGCTTTTGGAAGGACACACTGAGGGCATTGTGCTTGATATTGGCGCTAATCTTGGCAGTTATGTTGTTCCACTGGCTAGAAATCATGCACATCTACAATTCGAATGTTTTGAACCTCAGCGTATTGTTTACTACCAATTATGTGCCAACATATTTTTGAACAGACTAAGTAATGTACACGCACACCAAGCAGGTATAAGTAACGAGCAGCGGGTTACGAGCTACGTGCTACCAAACTATGCAGAAGAAACTAACATCGGGGCCTTTAGCATCGACTTTGATACACGGGCTAATAACTACGAAGTTAAGTCTGAAGGCTTTACCGAACGTATGAGAATCATCCCTCTTGACATGATGCAGTATGAGAAGGTGCGTCTAATCAAGATTGATGTAGAAGGTCACGAGCTTTCTGTGTTACTAGGTGCGGAGCATACTCTGCGTGAAAACAACTACCCACCGATTATCTTTGAAGCGTGGACTTGGAAGTTTCCTGAGAAGCGTAAAGCCCTCTTTGAACACTTGCAGGGTCTTGGCTATGAGATTACCGAAATCGGTCAAAACAATGTGGCGGTGAAAAAATGAACGAAGAAGATTTGAGAGATTGCTTTGCTATGTTTGCAATGACAGGGTGGATTATGAACGGGCATTACAGCGGGGAAGAGTGCGCTGCAAAAGCTTACGAGGTTGCTGACATGATGTTAAACGTACGCAAACTAAAAGATGAATCGGGTATTGCTGCTATTAAACCAAGAGTAAGGAAGAGAGCATGAGTTTTAGCTGGTCTTACAGTAGCATCAAGACATTTCAACAGTGCCCTAAGAAGTATTATCATCTTAAGGTTGCCAAGGATGTTAAAGACGAAGGTAGTGAAGCCACTATCTACGGGCAGGAGCTACATAAAGCTGCGGAAGATTACATCAAAGATGATGTTGCACTACCCCCACAGTTTGCGTTTATGCAAGACCTATTAGATTCCTTGAAGAAAATTCCAGGGGAGAAGCACTGCGAACTTAAACTTGGTATCGCCAAGCGTGATGGTAAGTATGTTGCTTGCGACTTCTTTGAAAAAGATGTGTGGTGGCGTGGTATTGCTGACTTGGTAATTATCAACGGCGACACTGCCTACTCTGTTGACTACAAGACTAGTAAGAATGCTAAGTACGCAGATACTAAGCAGTTGGATTTAGTTGCATCGGCTTTGTTTACACACTTCCCCCAGCTTAGAACGATTAAGTCTGGCTTGCTATTTGTTATCAGCAAAGACTTTGTTAAGAAAGACCATAGTTCAGATTTCCGTACCGCATACATCGAACACTTTAGCTTTGACATTATGCGTATAGAAACAGCTACTAAAACAGGTGTATGGAACGCAGTGTCTGGCCCTTTGTGCGGATACTGCCCAGTTAAAACGTGTCACAATTACAGGGAGAAGAGAAAATGAGCAAGCATGTTTACGGAATGAAAGATTGCCCTTGGGCGCTAGACGAGCTTGAGTTTGAGCACGGTGAAGATGATTATTCGTGCAACTTTGACTTCAATATTCGTTTTGGCAAAGAAGGCTACAAGTACGACAAGGAAAGCTACATAGATATTGATGCCGACCAAGGCGGTGCGTACCCTCTAGGTTTGGCTATTAAAGTAGATGGTAAGTGGCATGAAATACAGGAAGCTTCGGCTATGCGGGTAGTTATTCGTGGGGACTATGAGCAACGGGCACTACTTGCGGCACTACAAAAGATTGCCTTGATGAGTCTGCCTGTTTACGGCAAAATAAAGACTTACAGTGAACAAGCCGAGGAGCATGAAAATGCCATACGTGAACAAACCAAGACCGTATAAAAAAGAATACGAAGAGTATCAGGGTAAGCCTGAGCAAATTAAAAAAAGGGCTAAGCGAAACGCTGCCCGTGCGGAGCTAATGAAAGATGGAAAAGTACACAAAGGAGACGGCAAAGATGTCGACCACATCAAGCCTCTTAGCAAGGGGGGCGCAAGCTCTAAGAGCAACCTTCGGGTCAAATCAGCAAGCGACAATAGGTCATTCAGCAGAAATGCCGACCACACAGTCAAGCGTAACAAAACCAAAAAATAGCATCCTCACGGACTACGACTGGCCTGGTAAGTTCAAGCCGTTTGCACACCAAAAGCAGACGGCTGAGTTTCTGACTTTAAACCGCAAAGCATTCTGTTTTAACGAACAGGGTACAGGCAAAACAGCTAGCGTGATATGGGCATGTGACTACCTAATGAACTTAGGTGTGGTTAAACGCGTGCTTGTTATCTGCCCACTATCTATTATGAAGTCAGCATGGCAACAAGACTTGTTTAAGTTTGCTATCCACCGCACCTGTGATGTAGCCCATGGGGAACCCAAGAAGCGTAAGAAGATAATCTCTCAAGGCGCTGAGTTCGTCATCATTAACTTTGACGGTGTAGAAATTGTTAAACAAGATATTATGGATGGTGGGTTTGACCTCATCGTAGTTGATGAGGCAAGTGCGTATAAGAATGCACAGACCACTCGTTGGAAAACACTGCGTGATGTAGTTGCAACCACAAAGGGTATTTGGATGCTTACTGGTACTCCAGCAGCTCAATCACCTGTAGATGCTTTCGGTCTAGCTAAGATAATCAACCCAACCAACACCCCTAAGTTCTTTGGTGAGTTCAGAGACAGAGTAATGTACAAAGTTGGTCTGTATAGATGGATTCCAAAGAAAGATGCTCAAGACACGGTACATAAAGTGTTACAACCTGCTATACGTTTTGAGAAGAATCAATGTCTAGATTTACCCGATTTAACTTTTGTTGAACGAGATGCACCACTAACGACCCAGCAAAATAAGTATTACAAATTACTCAAGAAACAAATGGTAATTAATACGGCTGGTGAAAGCATCTCAGCAGTTAACGCTGCTACTAACATCAACAAGTTACTACAGATTTCGGGCGGTGCTGTGTACTCGGACAACGGGGAAGTCATTGAATTTGACGTCAGCAACCGCTTGAAAGTTATTGAAGAAGTTATAGATGAAGCTTCACATAAAGTCCTGGTGTTTGTTCCATTTACTCATACTATAGAACTATTACGTGCGCACCTAACCAAGGCGGGCATCACGTGTGACGTGATTAATGGACAAGTACCTGTGAACCGCAGACACACAATCATTCAAGACTTTCAAGATACTGATAATGTGCGGGTGCTCATCATACAACCTCAAGCTGCATCACACGGGTTAACACTAACTGCTGCTAACGTAATCGTTTGGTATGCTCCCGTAACCAGCGTAGAAACATACTTGCAAGCTAATGCACGTATCAATAGACCAGGGCAGAAGAACCCTATGACTGTTGTACATATTACTGGCAGTGAAGTAGAAGCTAGGCTATACAAGATGTTACAAAATAACATCAACAACCACGAAAAAATAATTGACTTGTATAAGCACGAAATTGAAAATATAGCTTGACAAAGTCAAAGTAAGTAGTATTATTAAGGTTCAAAGAGAAGGAGCTAACAATGAGTGAAACATCTGTGTCCTCGGACAAACTGGCCGAGATTTACATCAAAATTCGTGACAAGCGTGCTGAGCTTAAAGAAAAGTTTGAAGAGCAAGACAACGAACTTAAAGCACAGCAAGACTTATTAGCGGAACAAATGCTAGCACTATGCCATGAGCAAGGTGCAGATAGCATCAAAACCCCAGCAGGGACAATCATTCGTAAAGTTGATACACGGTACTGGACGACTGATTGGGATTCTATGTATCAGTTCATTGAAGAGCATGATGCGTTTCCTCTGCTAGAGAAGCGGTTGCATCAAACAAACATGCGACAGTTTCTTGAAGAGAATCCAGATTTGTTACCTGCTGGGTTGCAGGCTGACAGTAAATACACCGTGGTCGTTAGAAGGAGCAAGTAATGAGCAACATTTCTATTTTTAAACAAGGCGGAGCAGTAACATCGTCACGTGCTGAGGGCATGTCTGAGTTAGCTAAATCATTAGTTACCAACACAAACAATAGCCGTCGTATCACGATGAACAAAGGCAAGTTCTCACGTGTAGTTGGTGGTGAACAAGCTGGCGGTAAAGTAGCAGGTTCTATTAACGTAATTATTATTAATGCGTTACCTAAAGTATCACGTCAGTTCTACGCTAAACCGTACGACCCAAATGGGGAGCCAACGCTACCTGATTGCTGGTCTAACCTAGGCGACGTACCTGATGCTAAGGCATCTAACCCACAGGGTTCTTCATGTGCAACATGCCCACAGAACGTAGATGGTTCAGGTCAAGGCGGTAAGGGTCGTGCATGTCGTTTCCAACGTCGTGTAGCTTTATTGCTTGAAGGCGATATGAGCGGTGACATTTATCAGTTCAACATTCCGTCTAAGTCATTATTCGGTAAGGGTACTGGCAACGTGCATCCGTTCGAGAGCTATCTTAAGTTCTTGCCAGCTAACGGTGAGAGCATTGACCGTATCGTTACACAGATTGCATTTGATGAGAATGAGACTGCCGATGTGGTCAACTTCACACCAGTACGCCACTTGAGCGATGAAGAGATTGATGTTGTTGAGGCGGCACAATCTTCTCCAGAGTGCAAAAGCGTAGTGCAGTTAACAGTAGCACAGCAAGACGGAGTTAAGAAGCTACCCCAAGCAGCTAAGCCAGCGCAAGCTGAAGCGGTAGAAGCTGAGGAAGTAGAAGAACCAGTTAAGCGTGCGTCCAAGAAGGCTGAACCAACTGCTAATGCACCTAAGCAGAACTTAGCTGATGTAGTAAGTGCTTGGAGCGATAACTAAGCATGAATAATAGGTATAGCTTAAATATTATGCTTCTTAACCAGCAGGCGGAGCAAAACCGTCTAGGAGTTAAACTGGGCAAGAAGTGTATTAAGTTAGGCATCCCCGTAGCAGACGTTGCAGGTAGAGTAGGCGTAAGCAGACAAACTGTTTACAACTGGTTCATAGGTGCATATGACCCAAAGCCTGAGCTAGCTACGGTGATTACACAACTATTACGTAACTTAAAATAACGGGCTATGCCTAACGGCAGGGGGGAGCAGTCCCCCCTTTTTGCCCCCAACGAAGAGATAAGAATGACAAACATCGACCTATTATCAAGAGTGCAATCAGCTGACGGCTGGTACGTGATATTGGGTCTGAACAATGGTCGTTATGCCGACCAGCAAATAGTTGCAACAAGAGAAGAGTTTGACGAGCTAACAAACAAGTACGTTGCTAACCAGTGGGATGTTTACTTCGGTGTAGCAAAGTATGCGGAGAAGAAACCTAAAGAGTTCCGCAAAAAGGAAAACGTACTCAACATAAAAGCCTTATGGATTGACTTAGATTGCGGCCCAACTAAAGCCAAGGTCAATGAAAAGACAGGTCGTCCTGATGGCTACATAGACCAACAAACTGCACTTCAAGAGTTGCAAAGATTCTGCAAAACGATTGGTTTACCAAGACCTTTAATCGTTAGTTCAGGCCGAGGAATCCATGTATACTGGCCTTTAACAGCACCACTAGAGCGTTCTGAATGGGAACCTTTTGCCTCTAGACTTAATGAACTGTGCTTAACTCATGACCTTTATGTAGACAGCAGTGTTTTTGAAGCCGCTCGTGTACTTAGAGTTCCTGGTACTTACAACTTTAAAGATGTTCCACCTAAGGCAGTAGAGGTTATATCCGATTCTCCTGACTACGATGCGCAGGAGCTTAAGGATATTCTGGGTGTTAAAGAAGTTGTAGTGCAACCCAAGCGGGAACTTTCTGAATTACAAAAAGCTATGATGGCTAACACCGTATCTCGGTTTAGCAAGATTATGGTTCGCAGTGCCAACGGTGATGGGTGTGCTCAACTGTTGTATCAATACAACAATCAGGAGTCCGTATCAGAACCTATGTGGTTTAACGCTCTTTCGGTTGCACAACATTGTGTAGATAGAGACACTGCAATCCATAAAATATCGGAAAAGTATGAAGGCTATGATTACGATGATACTGAGAAGAAAGCACTCCACACACAGTTCCCTCAAACATGCGCTACGTTTGAGAAGAACAATCCAGGTGGATGCGAAGGTTGTCCTTGGAAGGGGCGTATCAAGTCACCAATTGTGTTGGGCAAAGAGGTTGTTAGGGCTGAGGAAGATGAGGACTTTATTATCGAAGAAGCACCTGACGTACAAGCTGAAGATAATGAGGAAGAGGCTGAAACAGTAACCTACACAGTGCCTAAGTTCCCGCACCCATATTTCCGTGGGAAGAACGGTGGCATCTACGTAGTACCCCCAGGCGGTGAAGACGAATCAGAACCTGTTTGCGTGTACGAACACGACCTGTATGTTGTAAAGCGTATGCGTGACCCAGACCCTGCAATCGGGGAAACGGTATTAATGAGATTGCATCTACCTCAAGATGGTGTGCGGGACTTCGTCATACCGCTTGCTGATGTGGGCTCAAAAGATAAACTACGTGAAACACTAGCAGCTAACGGCGTAGCTGGATACAAGAAGCAGACAGAGTTATTGGGTAACTTTGTTATGGCGTTTATTAAAGAGATGCAATATAAGAAGAAGGCGGAAGTTATGAGAAAACAATTTGGTTGGGCTGATAAGAACAGCAAGTTCATCCTAGGAGACCGTGAGATTAGCGTGGATGGTGTGTTTCATAGCCCACCATCACATGCAACAAAGCAGATTGCCGACTACATCGTGCCTATGGGTAGCATGGATAAGTGGAAGGAAGTGTTCAACTTGTACGGTCAGCCAGGGCTAGAACCGCACGCATTTGCTGCTTTGACGGCATTCGGTGCCCCGCTACTTATGCTTACAGGTCATAAAGGTGCAATCATTAACGTGATTCACAAAGACTCAGGCACAGGCAAATCCACAGCGTTGTATATGTGCAACAGTGTGTATGGACACCCTGACAAGCTAACGGCTATTTGGAAAGACACACATGCAGCCAAGATGATTCGCTTGGGATTGATGAATAACCTACCGTTCACTATTGATGAGATTACCAACCTAAAGCCCGAAGAGTTCTCAAACCTAGCCTACAGTATGTCTCAAGGGCGTGGTGCAGACCGCTCTAAGTCTCAGACCAACGAACTACGTGTAAACGACCAAACTTGGCAAACCATATCACTATGCAGTTCTAACGCTAGCTTCTACGAGAAACTTGGTGTGCATAAGAGTACCCCAGACGGCGAGATGATGCGTCTATTAGAGTACAAGATTGAGTCGAACAACATTATCCCGCCAGCAGTAGCTAAGCAGATGTTTGACTACCAGCTTAAGGAAAACTATGGTCATGCAGGTGAGATATACATCCGCTATATACTGAACAACCTTGAAGAAGTTAAGAGCAGTTTGATTGCCATCCAGCAGAAGATTGACGCTGAGATGCACCTCACCAACCGTGAACGATTCTGGTCAGCA